GCTTGTAATAAAGCCATTGATCCGTAACCAGTTGCTACTCCTTCAATCTCTGCTGACTTTCTCTTGTTCATCTCTGCTAAAAAGCCAAGTCCGAATTTTAGTTCATAGTTTTTGTTATTAATTGTTAAAATCATTTTGTTTCCTCCGTTAAATAAAAAAAGGGCGAATTTAATCGCCCCATTATTAAATTGAATTTGTTTTTGCTAGTTTTTGGTAAGCGTATTGTGCCGCTTGTACTGCTTTTTTCTGTTCATCTGTTAGTACGTCTTTGTGATTAAGTACTCCACGTCCATTAATAGCGTATGAATACGTTAATTCAACTGTACCGTCAGCAGGTGAGCTTAATTCGAATGATGTGAATTTACCTTGGAAATAATCGACGTTGTATTCAACTTTATTTTCGTTTTCTGGATTTTCTTTTCCAGATTCAATATCAACGTTCCATACTTCAACTGTTTCACCGTCAACGAACCATTGTCTTAACTCTTTCCAAAACTCGATTGTAGTTGAGTCTTTATCACGATATGCAAGCGAAGTAAACTCGATTTTGTTTTCTCCGTCAGCAATACTTGTGACGATACCGTCAACTGTTGTTTTTGCGTCTGACTCCTTCTCCATATTTAAACTCATTTCAGTAATGAATTTAACTCTGTCTGCGTTTTTTACTTTCATGTCTTTTAATTTTCTAAAGAATGAAAGATAATGCTTACCACTAATTAATTCTGCTGCCATTGTCTGTTATTTCCTTTCTTGTATATGTAAAATTAATATCTAATACTCGATGTATTAGAGGTTGGATGTCTGTTGTGTCTAATGCGTCTTGTTGTGAACAAGTTTTAAATGTAAAGTAATAACCAAAAGCTAAGTTTATTTGAGATATTCGGGATAATATATCAACTGTTAAATCATCTATGGCTTTTCTATCGGAACGCAAGCCATAAATGTGAACTGTGATGTCGGTGTCTCCGTAAACGTCAAAATTTACTGTATTTACACTAGTGTTTTCGCCAACGTAAATAAATGGATATGGTGTGTTAGGTTCTGGCAAATAGTCAAACGTGTGTTTAGTCTCTTCTAAACATTCAATAAATATTTGTCTAAATATAGCGTGATTTGCTGTTACCATTACTTAAATAAACCTTTCATAAGGTCGTCCATATCCTTTTTAAATTGACGTTCAATAACTTTTAAAGCCGGTCTAATGTGAGGTTGTGGCTGCTGATACCTTGTGCCGTATTCAACATATCCGTTATATGAGGCTTTACCTATTACTCGTCCCTCTAATTTACGTGTATATTTGCTTACGATATGGTCAACTAAGAAATGAGTGTCTACTGGTGCTTTCTCTTTAGCTTTTGCCAGCATTTTCTCCGTATTATTCTTGACTATCATATCCGCTTTAACTTCACAATAGTTGCCACTTTTTTTAACGATAACGTCTAATTTTTCAACGCCACGCCATTGAATGTCAAAACCTTTCGACATTATTCCACCACCCTTTTTAATTTAACTGCACCCTTGATTGGTGCGTCTATACTATCCATTCTTTCAAATATCTCACCATTAAATATCGCCCTTGAGAATGGTTCTTTTATTTCTTGCATAAACCTACATGAAATAACTTTATCTATTTGTGACCCATAATCTTTTAACTGTTTGCTATTGCTAATGACATTAACAAAGCAAGGCAACACCACTTTTTTAGCGTCTCCTTGCTCGTAATTGTCTGTAATTGGATTATATTTAATATGGATGCCTGTACCTAATAACAGTGTAATTCTGTGAGGTGTCTTCATAAAAAATAAATTCTCCCACGTTCTCTTAAGGAACCATCCAGTCCAAAATCTTTATTTAAAATAGCCATGTAAGGCTTGAATAAATTATCCCACTCTTGATAAGTTACTGAATAACCGTCAACAGTTTCAGAAGTCACACCTTCTGAACCCTTACGACCATATAATTTATAAACTACATTTTCAATCATGAAATTGTACTTTTTATCGACTTCAGTTGTACCAGTCAACGTCTTAAAATAGCTTTCAGCGTCTTCGATTAAGTCACAAATTAAATCATTCTCGACATGGTCGACAATACCTAATCTTCGTTTAATTTTCGAAAGTTGATTTTCGTCCATTATTCTTCTGACTCGTCTGTTGCTTTTGCTTTACTTTTAGTTTTTGGTGTTTCTTCCACTTCTTCCACTTGTTCCACAATAAAAACTGCTTCTACTATTTGATCGTACCTTTCTTGAGTTGGCAAATAAATAGCTTCGGGACGTGGAAATACGTCCCCCTTGTTATATCCGTGTTCTTCGTCCTGTAAATCTATAAATGGAAATACTGTAATATACATTGTTTACCTCCTAAATTGTCGCTGTTAATTTAGCGAATGCTTTATCTTTAATTACTAATACACCAACGTCCATAGTTGCACGGATAGCAATCATTTCTTGCTCGAATAGGTTAATCGGTGTATCGTCTGAATTTTTCATCGTAGAGATTTGACCTTCTTCTGAAATTTTATAAGTAATGTTGTAAGGAACACCATATACTAAGTGGTCAAAGTTACCTGCGATTAAATCACCTTTTTTAAGCTGTTTAGACTTCATATCTGTTACGATAATACCGTCAAGAGTGTTGTTTGATTTGTCGTAGATAGTCTTTTTATCTCCGTCACGAGCTTCTCTTAAAGCCGGTCTATTTTGCACTTTAGATACGAACGCATTTGGTTCAATATCGTTTTCGTATAGTTTTTCTTCTAGTTTTAAAATGTTCTCATAATTGATTGGTCCTTGAATTACCGCTCCACTGTCAGTAGCAACTTTTGTTACTGAGTTAGCGAACGGATTCTCTACTCCAAGTAGTCCGGCTTCATCGATTTTCTTATAGAAAGCGTCCACGATTTGTGGTTTCATTTCATCGAAAAATCGTTGCCAAGTATAATTTAAAGCTTCACGTGAAGCTACTAGGATAATACCTAATTTTTTAGCAACTAAAGTAGCCTCGATTAATTCCGGTTTATCCGTTTTAATTTTTTCTGTTTCATTTACCCAGTATGCTGACACCCCGTCAGTTTGAATTGTAAATTTTTTCTCCTGTTTACCGTCCATTTCAATATAACGACCTAATTGCATTACTAATGAATTTTCAGCAACCTCTTTCATGATAATATCAGTAAATTTTCCGTAAAATTTACCATCTTTTTTCTCCGATACTAATACTTTAGCTGGATCGAATGTTTGTACTGTCATTTTATCTTATCTCCTTATTTTATAATCCTTGAATTTCTAAATATTTCCGTTCGTGAAGTGCTTGAGCTTTCACCAAAACTTGACGATACATTTGGAGCTTTCGATTTTGTAAACTCTGCCTTAATATCAGCAATAATGTTACTGAAATCTTCGATAGCTTTTAATGTATCTTCTGCATTGTCTTTGACAACGAATGCTAATACTTTTTCGTTCACTGGTAATTTTCGACTTGATAGCGACTTGATAGCTTCATCAGTTAACTCACGTTTCACTTGCTCTTGTTCTAATGTAGTAATTTTTTCAAGCAACGCTTGTTTTTCCTTTTCAGCTTCTTTCTTTCGATACTCGTCTAATTCCTTACCAGTTAACTCTGATTCAGCTTTATATTTCTCAATAGCTTCTTTTACCGCTACTGAAATAGCCTCCTCGTTTTGACTTTTGACCTTGTTTATACGTCTAGTCATTTCTGCAACTGTAACCATTTTTTCCGCAGTTTCCTCTTGTTGAGTGTCGACTTGCTCTTGTTTAGTTTCTTCTACGTTATTTAGTTCTTCTGCCATTGTATTTATCCTTTCTTTACGCTTTTACGTGCAACCTCCACGACATCACCTTTTAGTGCCGATAAGTGATTGGGCATAATAAAAAGACCTTTTAACGTCATGTCTAGGACGAAAATGGAAAAAATGATGTATTTTTCCATTTTGAGTTTGATTATTAAGTTGAAAATGGAAAAAAGCCTTATTTTTCCGTTTTGAATTCATCTAAATTTGTTCTACCGTCTTTATAAACTAACTCAAATTGAGCAAAGCTCGAACACCTACAATTTGGATGCATAGGATACATATTCACACCTTTTTCGGCTTTGTCAACAGGTATTTTTGTTTTATCTAATTTACGGCATATATCACAAGCTCCTGGTTCTGCCACATATATTAAATGAGTAAAGCCTACGTCTTTGTACATTTCCAGTTGAGTATCGGCATTAATTCTAGCTATTTCAGTTTTCAACAACCTCTGAGCGTTATATTTACTAGTTTGGAATTTATCGGAAAGTCTGTTCATTTCTTTCTTGTATCCGTCCATATCCGTATAAATACGGTTCAATGAGCTAAAAATTTCACGCTGTAAACCTCGTTGAAGTCCATTCCTACCCCATACCCTACTAGAGAATGTAGCACCGTAAAAATCGGCTTCTAACACTCGTTTTAATTGCTCTGGTACTTCACCTATTGAAATACCTAAAATACCAGCTTGTCTTTTGTATTCTTGTTCTAACTCTTTTTCACGTTCCTCATTAAACATTTCAAATAAACCTGCTGTCATTTGCATTAATTCCAGTTGTAATTGACGTTTTAATAATTCAAGTCTACTGACTTTCATTTTCAAGTTATAAACTTTTAACCATTTATTAGTCTTCTCACTAAAGTCACGATTTTTAACAGCTATCGCAGCAGCATTGCTATATTGAGTTACGTCCATACTATCAGCTAGTTTCATTGCCTCTTGTTTTGTTAAACCAGTAGAATTTGCATACCTTAAATAATAACTGTCAATGCGTTTTTGTATTCTACTTTCAGCGGATTTGTATATTTCCTCGATTAATTTATCTCTGTCAATATCTCGCTTAATTAAATCAGACTGTGCCTTACGTTCTTGATTATAGCGTTGATTCGGTGTCAGTTTCTTCATGGTTTACACCTCGGTTAAATTCAAAATCAAGCGATCCGTTTTGTTTTTTTAATCTTTCATTTTCCGTTTTAAAATCAGTAAATGATGCATTGTTCATTAATGTTTCTTGAGATATTTCACCACCGCTTTCAATGTACGTTTTAATCTCCGTCCATACGTCTTGCGGTATGTTAGGGTGAAATGTAAATGTAAGTTTGTCAGCTTCAATGTTAGGTGCATTAATAACCTTATGAATATTACTGATTAATTCATATCTACGACGTAACGCTTTTGTATAGTATATTTCCTTACTTTTACGAACCTGTTCAAGTCCAATCATTTTATATAACAAAGCAATTCCCGATTGAGTAGCATTAAATCTATCATCTTCAAGGTTTGGAATACGACTGAACCTGTGAATATCGTTGGCAATTCTATTTTTATATGCTTCTACTCCGTTAACGTCGTATTGTTTATAGATGTAGTTAGCGTCAGCAGTTGTCTGACTACCATTCATATTTGTTCCTGTTTGCAAGAATAACATGTTGCTTTCTTTCATTTTAGCTGCTTCTTTTGCTTTCAACCCTATTGAGTCTAAGTCACCCTTAATAACCAACATAGCGTCATTTAAATCACTCATATAGTTGGCAGTATCAGATTGACCAGCGTCGTAAGCGTCGATTAAAGATAGTTCTGATTCAAAATCACCTTGTCTATAACGGTTGTTCCACCATTCGACAACGGGAACATCGCTGTAACTGTGTTTTGTTACGTCTTCCACTACTAATCTTATAGCACCTGTCTTAAATGCTTTAAACGTGATAATTTCATCATGAGTATATACAGTCATTACAATATTATCGTCATATTTTGGAATATGTACCGCAGCAATCATATTTTGTTCAACGGTTAAATCACGAATAACAAACATTTCTAACGGATCAATTAAAACAACTCTATCAATATTATTTTCATCTCTAAAATGATACTCAAATGCTCGACCATAAACAGAAGTGTCAAACGCTAAATCATTATTAAGAAAATCAATATCGTTTTGCCATTCAATATCTTTTACCGTTTCCAGTTGCTGTTCGTTAGTATTTTCCATTACTCCAATTGTGACAGGGTTTCCTAACACATAATTTGTTGCAAAATTAGAGATATAACCGCCCCATTTGTGACGCACTCTATAATCTGCTTTTTCTTTGTCTAAACGTCTATTTCCTGTGATAATGCTATAATTATCACCGTGTGCGTAAGTCTTTAATACTTTTAATCGTTTTATCTGTAAATCAAAAAAAACATTTAGCATATTTCTTAACGCTTTTCGACCTTTTTCAGTATTTAAAAGTTCATCAGTGTTAGAATATCTAAATATTTCATTTGCTTTATTATCGAATATTAAATTGTCATTTCTTCCACCAGTATAACTCGTTACACCAGTTTCAAATTCTTCTACTTTATCCATTTCTACCTCCTAAATAGTGTGTTTACAGTTCTTATTGCTTTATCTGCGTCAAGTTTACCGTGTTGTCTGTAGATGTTATCTTGTATAGCGTATCTTATAGCGTCAATACAGTGGTTGTAACTGTCAACAGGTTCGTTGATATACTCGTTTGTCTTTTTATCTTTCTTCCATGTGTAATTCTCTAATTCTTCAATTGTCTTTACACATCGTTCATCTACGACAATATCGTATTGCATTATATACTGTATTCCTTGCATTACCGACCCTGGTCCTTTTTGAGCGTCCGCAAGCCTTCTAATACCTAAATTCCTTAATTCTTGATTTGATTTCCGTTCAGCTGAATCAGCTTTAATTTCTTCCTTGCTGTAACCTAAATCAGTAATCGCATTTGCTATCTTATCATTAGTTAAATTCTTTCTTACGTATTCCTCCACAATGTAAAGCACCTTGTTTTGTTCATCTATTTTAACGTGCATAAATGCTGAAGGGTCATTGATAAAACCATAATCGAGACCAAAATAAGATTTTAAATTACTAATATTATCTTTGTTAATAATTCTCTTCTCATATTTTGGAAAAATTAATTTATCTAATGTTGCGAACTCTCCAAGAGCATAAATCTTATAATAAGCTTCGTTTCTGTTTGCAAGCTCTTCTATATTTTCAATAGTAACCTTATCTAAAAATCTATTATCCTTATATGATGTATGGTAAACTACTGTATTTTTAGGCTTTTTAATAAAAAAAGCGTTGTAAGTCCAGTTAACCTTACTTACTGGGTTAAACATTAAATAAATTTGTTTAT